TTATGTATAAAAATATGGCTCCGGATCCTGATGCAGAAATACCTATGGTAATACGCAGTCCAGGTGGACACAAAGGATTGCATTATAGTTTTAATACTGTTACAGGTATTAAAGGCATGAGCGACAATGAAGCTCGAAAAGTTTTAGAAAAAATTAAATCAGAACTAGAAGTAGATGAATACATTTACGACCATTGGTATCAACAAGATGGCGATTTGTGCTTGTTTGATAATAGCATTACACAGCATAGACGCTTAGGCAGCACCGATAATAGATTGTGTTTACGTTACCAATACGATTACACACATTTGCAAGAGGATCCTTGGATGCCTTATTTGCAACAGCCTTTTATTGACAGCTATATAGACCGTATTACATTTGTTGTAAATGCAATGCAAAACAAAGAATTTAAACTACCCCTAAAGGAAAATTATGTGGAAAATTGAAACCTATGACGGTTCGCAAGATTTAACAAACTTCATGGCAGAAGCAGAAAAGAAAAGATACTACAATAATAGTGATCCTAACATGCTGCTTTCGTCTTTAAAAAACGAAGACGAAGCAACACTTTTCTTGCTATACAACAATGACAATATCATAGGCACAGTGGTGAGTCATAGATTAAAAGGGTTGGAAATATTAGGAAAAAATTCTTACCGTATAGGCGCAAGAATCTGTGTGTTATCACATCTTGTGCAAGGTGATCGCTTACACACCTCAATGCGCAATCTTAGGAACGCTCCTAGACCGCACGATCATCCTAGTGCTCAATTTTTAATTCCTGCATGTATAGAGCACTGTGGCAGAGATAATCCACTATACATAAGCACTCATGCAAGTCCTATAGCTAAACAAAGAGCAGTGCATACACGCTGGGCACCCGAATGGCGCAAACAGGGCTTTTTAGAAGATCCTATTGAACTAGAATACAGAGGAACATTTCAAAGTTTTTGGAAATTCAAAGTTGACGCATATTACAAAGAAATGGAAGACGAGCGTTGGCCTGAAGCAGAAGCTGCACTTCCATTAAATCTTTAGGTATATTCTTTACAAAGTTTAAAAAACTCAAACATTTCAGGAAACGCTGTGGAAAAATTATTACCACGGCGTTTGTCTTGTTCAGTAAAAAATTTATAAAAATCTGTTCTACCTTGAATTATTTTATGCAATGGATATTCTGTGGTATCCATGTAATCAACTACACGGCGAAACTTTTCATACTCAATAGTTGTAAATGCATCCTTGCGATTATCATCTACGTTTTCTTTTATAAACTGCAAATGGTCGTGCATGTATGACATGTAGCTCTTTGGCAATATATTGATATCGTATTGCAGAGGTTCTTTAAGATAAGGTGTATCAAAGCCCAAACGTTGCCAACGGTAAGTTTCTACATCATTGTATTTTCCACGCCATTCTAGTATCTTTTCTAGCAAACTGCGAAATGTAGTCACACTAAAGATGTTAAACGTAATCATCAGTGTCATAGGTGCTGTTGTATTACGCATGAAATAATCAAGGTTGCGTTCAAACACTTCAACATCTAATCCGTCACGTATGTATTCTGCACGTTTGCCCCAAGTGTCGATACTAGTGAACATTTTAAAACGTCTAATTTTATTATTTGTAAGCAAGTCATTTACACGGTTTGTGAACTTTTCTAACTGCTTTGGTTTGCCACCTAAGTTGCTGTTACAGTTTAGTTCTAGTTCCGGCTTAGGATCTGCATCCAACATATCAAACAGTTTGTATGTGCTTTGTTGTATTGTAGGTTCTCCGCCTGTAATACGCAGAATGTGCAGCTCTTTACTTAGCTCAGGCCACCAACGCCAAAACGCTTCTAAATACGGATTGTTTTCTTCCTCATATACTTTGAACCAGTCGATGTCACATCTATGATTTTTTACCATATCATACGGACCGTGCTGTCTTATTTCATTGTAGTATCTGCTGCTGGCTTTTGGATGACAATAACCGCAACGGAAATTACACTCATTGCCAAATGAGACTTCTAAATATTCAGGATTAACATTAAATTCGCTACCACCTTCTTTTACAGCGTTAAGTCTATGCTTGAAGAAAATAGTTTGATTACGCTGTTTACGATCACTGATATAGTCAGGACCCATATTTTCAATATTCCAGCAATACTGACAACCCGCAGGCTGTTCACCACGCAACATTGCAGCACGTTCTTGTTTCTTTTGTGCTGTATTGTGTATAGCACTAGGATTGTCTTTTAGTGCTTCAACGTCTATTTTATGAGGAGCAGGATGATAGCAACTGTGTGTTTCGCCCGTTTGAAAATAGATATTGGCATGATACCATTTAGCAAAACAAAACGTAGGAGAAATTTCTTTAGTTATAGTATCAATACGTTTGATTTCTTCGCTTTCGCTACGCTCCATTAAACTTCTCTATCTAAAAATTGTTTGCTGTTATCCCTTACAGGATTTTGATATACAGTTTTAAAGAATCTACTTTGATTACCATCAAGTGGCTCAGCAGCAATAGGCAAGTCGAGTTCTTCTATTAATTTGTAACCAAGATCAACAGTATCTTGTTCCATTTGATCTTCGTTAATATCTTTGCTATTCCAATAATCATTTAGCCAGTCAAAGTCACGGACGTTTACAAAGTCCCAATCACTGCACATTGTCTTATACAGTCCTTCACGAGCACCATATACGGCCCAACGTCCATTTTCTACATCAGCACCTACCATTAACCAGATATACAAGCGGTGTAGATTCTTCCAATGATTTTTGTAAAAGTCTTCTGGAGAAACACGCAAGCCTCTGTCGAGTGCCATTTTAACACCTTCGCGGAAACCAGCACGCCATGCTTGCTGTGGTGTAGCATTGTTATAAATTTTACTAAATGTGCCATTCATTTGCACATATTCAGTATCCCAACAGAAATCTACTTGTGCATGTGGATTATCTGGATCAGCATTCTCATGCGTTCTCATATTCAACACATGCTGTTTAGGCCAGCATTTTATACCACCGTTGCCGTATTGCAATCCATTGATAATATTACTAGCAGTCCAGCTAATAACTTTATTATTCAAATCAATATTTTCGTCAAAGTCGATTGCCTGTGTTAAGAAATCATCATTGATTCTATTATCACCATCGATGGTAATAAATCTGTCTGTGGTTGCTTTTTCTGCTGCTGCTTTGTGAGCACTGTCACTGCCCTTTACACCATGAACACGTTCAGCCCATGGAACCTTTTGACATAGATCTGCATAGTTTTGTTCTGCATTAGGTTCGTCATAGCTCAAATAAATGATATCATAATCAATAACCCGAAAAGTGTTAGGCATTTATTACCTCATGTTTGTATGAATTAAACTTACGCATAGTATACACACTTACAGGATTTTTGTCAAACTTAAAGTTTGACTCAAAAGGTATTGTTAGTGTATGATCAAACTTCAGCATGGTAAGTAATACATTTGGATCATTTTTCTTTGTAACACTGTAAAACTGTTTAGTAGGATCAATGTTAATAGATTTACTTTTAAGCTCTGCTGGTAACTCCGGATCAATTTCTAATTTCCAACAAAGATTTTTGTTATCTTGTATTATTTTTATTTCTACATCATTATTGTCATTTGGAATCTTATACAAAAAGGATTCACGCATAAATGTTTCGTGATACTGTTGAACATTTACAATTTTAAATTCTTTGTCAATAAAATCATATTCGACTCTGTATTTGGTAAAACTATCAGAACCGTTTAAAAACTTTTCTACTTCTTTCAAATCAACAGTTAAATTGTTTTGCTTATCATCTTCTTTGTTTTGTATTGATAAAATATATCCATCAGCATCATATACTACAAATCTTTTTGTTGCAACACTTAATTTTTCCATTATGCAATTCCTAAATGTCTTTCGTATGTATCGACAATTTCTTTTGTTACAAAGTCATTTTCGGTATAATGAAATATACCAGACTGTGTGTAATTGCCTACTTTTAAAACAAGATCGTCACTTAAATATGGCTCTACTCTATCTTGCCAGCGCTCTGATACCGATTCGTTCCAATTTTGCAATCTTGCTTTCATGTGTGTAAAACTTGGGTATTTGACATTAGGATTTATTATTTCATTTTCAACACCTAATATCTTAGCTGCTATGCTGGACGATAAATCCATACTGCAAACTTTTTGATATATCTTGCCGCCAGCATGAGCTTTGTAAAACTGTTGCCAGTTATTTGTAATCATTTCAAGCCATTTATAAAACTCATGCGGCAAATCTGCTTTTTTAAACCAATGAAATCCGCAATAGATATTTGGCAAATGAAATGCTGTAAATGCTTTTCTGAAAGCATTGCTTGTAACAACTTCGCCTCGATATGTGTAAACATTACTGGTGTAAAACAAATCATAGTTTCTTAAAAAATCAAACCATGTGCTTACATCTTGTAACACCAACATATCAGTGTCCATTACTACAGTTTCTTCATACGGAATGGCGTGATAAATTTTCCAACGATTGCTGATTTTCCAGTCTTCATCTGCTGCATGATCGCCCCACGGTATTTCTACTATGTGGTCAAACAAAGGCTTGTATTTGTCAGGCACTGCATCATTTGTAATCAAACATATGCTTACATCATGATTTGTAGCATGAATACTCATGGCTGCAAGACATGCTTGTAAAACATAATCACTATCATTATTTTGGGCCAACATTGTAAAGTTCTTAGTTGTCATTGATTACACGCTCCAAACTAAATTTGTTCATAATATGGACATTGCTACCTGATACTTTTACACCTGTATATTCGCCTAATCTATTTTGCTTTTCAACCAAGATTTGCAATGCATCATCTTTTATATCTACAAGGATGTCCTTATCTAAGGCAAATAGATTCTTGCCTGGTAATTCTGTTGCAAAATCACCTTTTTGAAATCCATTCATTATATGTATAGCAATACTAAATGCAAAATCGTTTCTATACATTGTATTCTTAAATTGGTATACATTTCTGTAATGCAGATAATTTTCTTTTATGTGTTTTACTAAATCAAAAAAGATTTTGTTAAGGGGTGTCTTTCTAAAAAACAAAACTGTTGCCCAATAAAAGTCAATGCTTGTATCACTGATATTATCAAACTCTGGTATTGAATTTCTATGTCCTACATGCGATGATGATTTATAACACTGAAAATCATGAGTGCTAGTAAATGCATTTGCAAGTTTATCATTACAAATGATAAAGTCAGTGTCCATAACAAGGGTTTCTTCGTAAGGCGTCAAATCGTAACTAGTTTCTCTACCACTATTCCTAAAATTCAAAAACCGATTGTGTAACGAACCATCATTGTATTTTCTGCTATTTTGCATAGATACGCCATTTAGTTTTATTACCTTGTCAAAGTTGGCATATTCTTCTGTTACATCAACGTCTGTAATAATGCTTGTGGGCAAGTCCATATACTTGCGTATACGAGATGCAAGATAATCTGCTTGCTTTACATAATTTAGACTTTCGTTGTTAAATGCGAATAATAAAACACCTTTGCTCATAGATCTATGATACTCTCAACCGATCTTTGACTTTTTAATTTTGAGTATTCTGCTAGATACTGATTAGAAGCTTCAAAGTATTGCGATACGATTGCTTGCTTGAATTCTTTTAAATCATTTATTTCAATTGGAATATTATTGTCATCAATAAGGATTACAATAAATTGATCCATGCTAATCAGTGTTTGACAAAAACTAATAAGTTCTTTTGTTACAGTAAATTGTCCGCCACCGTGATAATATACAAGATTTTCTTTGTATTGCTCATTTAACAATCTTTTTTGATTGTTCAACGTTACCATGTAATTACTAATATCAAGTGCTTTTTCGAGACGTTCGTCCATAGAGTCCTCCAAGTATGTAGTAATAATATATATTGATAAACAGGCTTTGTCAACCGTGTTTTGGCTTATAGGTTGCTGTTTACTGTTCCAACTGGGGGTGTTTGCTGAATAGCAGGATAAGTTGTTGCACCTATAGTAAATTCACTGTCTGGCGTGAATGTATAAAAAGTGCTGGTTAATAATCCAGTGACATTTTCATCAACTGGAGTGCCTGCTTCACCAGGTTCGATTTGGAATCCAGTTCCTGTATCGTCGTCGTTAAATCTAGCTTCAACAGTTAATGCTCTTGGGTTGGTGGTAGAATCACAAGCTAAACCTAATTCAAATTCGTTGTTAACATAAATGCTTTGTCCGCCACCGCTGGTATATCCACCTGCAATTGTATAAATTAATGTTCCACCGTCTTGCGAAGTATTAGTGCTTAGTGATGTAAGTGCAACTTCGCTTCCTGTTCCGTTGCTATTAGCACTTATAGTTCTAAAAGTTGGGAATGTTAAATTGAAGTTTACACCAATTTGTATTTCACCTGCAAGAGAAATAATTCTAGACCAGTCGCCATCTTTTGTAAGTGGATCTCCAGTTGTGCCGCCAGTTAGACTGCCATCCCATTTCAGCATTCCGCCTGCTCTAAAGAAATTTCTAAAGTTGCCTGGGCTTCCAAAATCGTAAGTAACCCTGTGACGTATACGTGTGCTCCAAGGGTTAGTCGATCCATCTCTTGTGCTAGCAGTTGAAACTCCTAGACTTGTAAGCAAAGTTGCTTGTGAAAAACTGGCTGTAGGAAAATCTTGCGATACATTAGGACTAAATGCAACAATATCATTAGCTATAAGAGTTAAATCTGATACATCGCTGTATTCAATTGGTGTTCCTTCGTCAAACTGCGTAATAATTGCATCAGTTGAAACAGTGTTAGTTTGATGCACATAACACGCTTGAGCATCTTTGAACAAATCTGTATATTGTAATTCAGTAACTGTATCACTAACTCCGGGGGTAGAGCCGCCAACTACATCAGAACTTAATGCTGTCCTTCCATAGTTGTCAACTATAGTGATAATCACACTTCTTAAATTATTATATTCTGTTGCAGTGATTAGATCGCCTTGAGCCATTTTACCTTCCTATTTTCTACAGTATAACACTGTTATAATGTTCTGTCAAATGGAGAAAGCCAATCTTCGCTGCGCATTGCAACTTCGACTAAGTTTAATTGATTCTGCGCACATAGAGATTGCAAAAGTGTGATACTAGCTCTAACTGTGCTTGTTCTCATGCTACCGGAATTATCAATACTGTATGCAACAGTAGCACCAGGTGCTAAACTGTTTAATCCACATAATACAAACCAATCGCTTGCTTGGCTAGAATTACCATTATCTCTGTTTACTGTAATAGGTCCGCTAGCAATAGGATCACTTGTAAATGCGCTAGGCACTTTTAGTTTACTAGCACTTGCTCCGCCAGGTGCTAGCAGATAGAAAGGTCTGTTTGGCCATGCACTTCTAAAGTTTGTCCATTTGCTGTCCATACTGCTTTGACTTTGAGCGCTACTTTCGTCACACACACCAATACAAACAGCTTCACTGGTTGTAGGAATAGGAACAGTAGCTTGATCAAACGTTTGAACATTTGTATAGCTTGCAGTTGGAACATTTACATGAACTCCTACAGCCCTGTGTTGAATAGGCACACTAGTTATTGTTCCTACAACCTGCTCATCTGCTAATGTGTTGGCATCGTCCTGTAAATCGATTCTAAAACTAATTGTTTTATCATTGTTTTGTTTTGCTTTTACATTCATAAAGTTTGATGAATATACAGGAGCGCCTCCTCCAGTTTTTGAAAATATTGTTTGATAGCTTCCAGTAAGCTGGAAATTACCAATAGCTGTGCCAGTTCCTGCTTTTGTAGACAACGGATCTGATTCTGCTACACTACTTATTGTTTGATTATATTTAAATTTTACAATTCCCAATTCTTCTACTAGATTTTTCCAATCTGCACTTTTTGCATAATTAGCATCAGTAGGAGCAGGTAAACCTGACATAGAAAAATCTAAACGTATTTCGCCACCTGCATTAAAAAATGCTTTTCTATGATTGGCATTTTGGAAATCAACTGTAAATTCGTGTGTGATAACTTGAGGACTTGCTGAGCCTCCCCAAGGTTGCGAATCAGGTCTTACACTGTTAATACCAGCCACTCTAGTTTCGGCTTGGTTAGTGGAAAGTAAATATTTGTCAGTTTCGATATCAGTCATTACAGATTCAAATGCGTTATGTAATGCATCTGTAATTTCATCATTTGTAGTAACTTGGAATAGTCCTACAGCACCAGGATCAAACCCAGGATTTCCTAATTGGTGATATCTTGCATTTGTAACATCAGTATACAAATTATTCATATGCGCAACAGTAACAACCTGTTCTTGTGCTACCGGGCTGCTTGCGAATGTTCCGAAAACATTTTGATTATAACCAAGGGCACCTGTTGAAGACGGTGTTCCCATTATAGCTTGTATTCTACCTTGCAGCACGTTATATCGTGCGGCGGATATTATATCTCCTACTGCCATGACACTTCCTTATTAACTACGTGTATTTCGTAGTATTTATACTTTTAGCACACACTCAATAAGTTTTTCGGCTTCGTCATCGCTTGATTCAAGAGCAACACCAACAAGAGCTGTTGTTGCAACAGTCGAACAAATACCATCTTGCCATGCATATACTGCCTGACCTTTTTTAACTGCTCCGCTGACTCTTACAGGAACCCGACCTTTAAGGCCAATTGCTTGACCGTCGCATTCACTGTTCATCAAATATGCAGGTGCATCTGATATAACACCTATTGCTAAACAGCTAGAGCCACAAGCTGTAGTTTCAGCGTCTCCGCCTACACACATAGCTGTGCCAACTGGGTATTCTTTATCTGTAGTGTATTTTTCTGCTAAATCGGCATATTGTGCGCTTGTAGCTGTTCCTTGAAATTTACGTCCCCATACATCTCCGTTTTCGTCTCTTGCAACGATTGCGTATGCTGTTGATGTTTTTGGAGCCGATGCTGCTCGATTTCCAACACCAGGCACTGCTACAGTGTTAGCTGCTGTTGCTTGACCTGTAAATGTTGTTGCATGAACATTGTTCCATTTAAGTGTAGTTGAACCTAACGCATAGGTGTCATCTGCTGCTGGAAAGAAACCACTTCCGCTTACAGTGTTGTGCATAATTTTTGCAATAGTTTCATTTGTAGCTGTGCTTGTAGCTTTGAAACGTATTTCGTCGCCTTGATTGTTTTCAATCACACCCTTGTCAATATTTTCAATGTATATTTTTAATGGAAGACTATCGCCTATTCTAATACCGCCATCCTTTGGAAAGTCGTATGTAGATCCTGTATTCAATACAAAGTTGCTTGTTGGATTTCCATCAAATAGTTTTGCATTACTTGCTGTGCCCCAATAGAATGTGTTTTCTGCATCGCTATCGGTTTGTGTTATACCAGCAGTGCCAGTGCCCAAGGCATCTTCGTCGCCTGGTGTTTTGATCAATGTCAAACCTTTTGCTACATAAGGAAAGTTTGTTTTAATTAAAAATGGCTGTAAATCTGCGCTTTGATCTCCGTCGGCAGCAGGAGTAAAGTGATCGTCTGAAATCATATACACAGGTTCATCGTTTATAATAGCAATAATAACAGCATGGTTACTGCCTAAATCATCTAAAACAATTGTAGATAATAGTTGTGTAGTTCCATCGCCTGCTGCTTGAGGTCCAATTAAGACAAATTCGTTTTGTTCTGTTTTACCATAAAGCTGATTTGTTTGTGTGTTCCACCATAAATCACCTTCGTCTAATCCTGCCGGTTCTGTAGGAGCAACTTCAGCGCCGCCAGCGTTTTTCCACTGTGTGCCTGTCCAAAACTTTAATTTAGTTGTGCCACTGTCATACCATACTTGACCATCAAGTGCTTTTGTAGGCGGTGTGCTTCCGCTAAAGTTTTCTAACAAAAATACAAAGTTTTCGTTTTGTATTTCACCGTAACCACTATAGTTTTTACCTACAAGTTTTAAGTCTGTTGTCTGATCAATAGTGCCGTCTTCAACTGCTGTTAGTTGAGCACCGCCGAACCTATTAATAATATATGCCATTTTTGCTCCTCGTGCTTTTAGTTATTTATCGCATTTCCGCATAATACGATTAGGCAAGTATGTCGTTTCTTGAAAGCGACGGTTGATGAACCCATTGCGATCCAGCTTCTTCAAAATAAATCAAGCTTCTCGTAATAGTTGTAGTTATTTCAACTTCTGTTTCTGCAATGTGTCCAGCGGCAGTAACAGCATTTTTGTTCAGTGTGCCGCCTGCATCAAAGGCTTCAACTGTAACTTCAAATACAGGACTTGCTGGTGCTATTTCACCATCGGATATGTAGGCAGAGTATGCAGTTCCATCTACGCTAGTTGTAAGTGTTGAATCTAAGTATAATTCAATGTTTGTTGCATCAACAACTCTTACATAATATCTTTCATTATTAAGAGCAGTCATGCCGTCTACATTGAATATAATAATTTCGTCGCCATCGTTATAACCATGCGATGCCGAAGTTGTAACAACTACAGGGTTGGCCTGTGTTGCTGCTGTTATAGTTTTAGTTGCGCCCACTGTTCCTACAAGGTCTAATGAGTATGCACTGTATTCTGTGCGTGTTGCTAAGACTCTTGCAATTGTGCCTTCTAAATAGTCACCTGGTGGTGCTATTTGCTCTAACATTGTAATAACATTGTTAATTAAAACTGTGTCTGATGCAACATCGCTTTCTACTTCATAGTCTACACCTAGTCCTGTAATATCAGCAGAAAGTATCACAGGCAATGTGGATAATTGTGCATCTACATATGCCTTGTTAGCTGCCTGATTATCTTGCGTAGGATCTAGCACACCAGTAATTGTTTTTGCCGGTGAAAATACTAAGTTTCCTGGCACAATAATGTTAAGATCGTTGCTAGCAGTAATAGTATCATTGTTAAAATTCAGCTGGTCTACTTGTAATTCTGTAAGACTGCCTAGTTCTGTCAAACCAGGAGCACTTGTCACACTTGCGCCTAATGCTGTAGATGAAAGTATTTCGGCACCTGCAATTTTGTAAACACGATCATTTGTTTTTAGATTTATATGTTCACTTGATGTCCAGCTTGTGGTTGCGTTTACCCAAACCCAATCTTTGTCGCCGTCTGAACTTTTAACAACTATACCTGCTTCGTCAATTGCTGAATCATTTTGAATTGTGCTGTCTTCGCTTACACCCAATTCAATTTGATAATCTTGAACTCTTAAACTTTGCGTATCAACATATAGTTGATCACCTTGGATGCGTAAATCACCTGCAATTCTAACATCAGCATTAATATCTACAACATTTGCATCTCCACTAGTAGGTGATAAGTCTTGAGGACCGTCAGTAAAAATACCCATTAATTTTTTTGTATCTGAACTGTTGTCAATAAAGATACCATTAACTACACCGTTACCATCTCGCAAGTCTAATTTATAATTTAAGTTTTGTGTAGTAGTTTCTTGCACCATTGTGCTTGCATTTACACGCTGTCTAAATTCCAGCCCTGTGCCAATAATCAGACCATTATCATTGTTGATATGTAACACGCCGTCTGTTGATTGGCTAAATCCTGGAGGTGTCGTTTTTAGGAAACTATCGGTATCAAATACATTTCCATCTGCATCTTGTATATTTAATGCTGTAGATGCTGTGCCATTAAAGTTGAAATTAGGATATAGCGCACTTATATTAAATCCTGCTTTAATTGTTGTAAATCCTAATATGCTAGGCACAGGAGTAAATTCATCTTTGCTTACTATGGCAACTACTGCGCCATTAACAAACAATTTGGCTACAACTTTGTTTTGTCCATCTTCTTTTGAAATTACAGTTTCTGCAAAATAACCATTTTTACCTTCAACTTTCGTAAATTTAGGTCCAACTAAAACGTAGTCTACGCCATTGAAAAAATACAACTGGTCTGTTTGACTATTGATCCAAAAATCACCTGCTAATCTTTCTGAAGGCTGACTGCTTTCAAATTCGGTGTTATCTGTATTTCTAAATACACTACCATCGTATATTTTTAATCTACCTGTAACTCTATCATACCATAATTGCCCTTGTATAGGAGCTGTTGGTGCTACAGTATTGTTAAAATTTTCTAACAACTTGATAAAGTTTTCGTTAAGAACTTCACCAAATCCTTGATAGTTTTTTCCTATAAATGTTAAATCTGTTGAAGTGTTATCAATTTTTCCGTCAATAAGTTCAAGTAATAACGATCCGTCTGTTAAATTTAGTTTATAACTCATGATGGCTCTCCAACGTATATAATGTAATTTGTAGTCAAATATGGGTTGGTTACATCCATCGGATCATTTGTAAGCGATGATACGCCGCCTGTGTTATCTAATTTAAATCCAGTGGCGTTATCAATGCCCCCTCCTGATGAAACTTCAACTGCTGTATCATCTGCTATTGCTTCAGTAAATGCATAAAATTGTTCGCCATTTTGACTTTCTAAATCGTGAGTGTGATCTGGCATGTTGGCTTGTGTAATGGTTTTATCTTCGTCACCACTGACAAAGCCTTCGGAATTTGCTGCGGTTATTCTATTTGTTGAGCCTGCTGCCAACACACTTATGCCGTCTGTCATACTCATGTTACCTGTTGCCATTCTACCTCTTAGATCAGGTAGTCTAAAATACCCTGCCGCAACGATTGTAGCATCAGTATCATATTTCCATGTTGTTGCGTCACTTTCTACCATACCTAATGCAGTTGCAAGAGGTCTAAACTCTGCCCATAGTAGAGCTTGCCCGTTACACCATTTCCACAAGGTTAATGGTTCGTCAACTCCTGCATAAGGCAAAATTGTTCCTAAAGGAAAAAACGGTATAGTTCCGATAAAATCATTTTGCGCAATTTTAACTAACCCTGTGCCTGATCTAAAAGCTAATACTTCATCTGTTGCTAGTGCAGCACCTCCAGATGTTTGTGCATTGATTGCATCTGATGTAAGTGCTGTATTCACTGTTTTTAATTGAACACCAGTTCCGTCAAATTGCACAATGTTACTTTGGACATCACCTGCTATTTGTAATTGTATAGGAGTTTTTAACTTGGTTGCAGTATCAGCATTACCTTGCAGTTCTGCTTGCACTGTAATAACACTGCCGCTGTCTAGAGGTAAGATTTGATTTGTCCTAATAGCATCAATATATGCACCATTGTAACGTAGCCCATTTGAACCTATGTTGTAACTATTTGTTTGATCTGGAAATAAACTGTAACCTGTGATGTTACCTTGTATTCCGGCATTATTTCCTACTGTTAAATCATTGGTTACTGTCAAATTTCCATTTATATTTGTATTACCGCCTATATCTGCTGTGCTAGAAACTTTAATATTACCGGTAACGTCTAAACTTGCATCTGGCGATGCATTGTTTATACCTATGTTGTTGTCTGACACGCCTGCTTTTACTCTCAGTGCAGGAGTAGCATATTCGGTATTTCTAATATCAAAAGTGCCGCTGCCTAAATGTGATATAACACTGTCAGTCCCAGTAACAATAATACGCATGTTGGCTGGACTACCAATATCAATGCCACCATTGTTTTGCACTCTAAGTTTTTTGGTAAGAAGATTTTCAACGTTGCTTTGTAATACATTTTCTGCAAGTATTTCTGTGTTACCATAAATTAGGCGTTCTGCATAAGCTGCTGTGCCAGATATTTTTGCTTGTTCGCCGCCGACACTTCTGCTTAGATTCAATCCTTTACGTAATACTGTAGACGTGTCTTCCCAAACTTTATTAAATCCGGCAATTGGACTTTTTGGAGTAAAGTTTTCATCTGCTAGAAGACCCACAGTTACACCATCAATTAAGATTTGTAATACGTTTTGTTCTGTGTTATTTGTATCAACTATTTCAGTTGCAATTATTCCAGTGTTACTTGTGGTTTGTGGTCCAACTAATATCCAAGATCCACCACTGTAAAGGTATAGCTGTGAAGTTGATGTGTTTACCCATAAATCGCCATTTACACTGTTGGTGCTGTCAGGCTCTGTTGTGCTTTTCTTCAAGCCGCCTGCTGCGACCCAACCTGTTCCATCGTATAGTTTGAGTTGGTCAACACCTTCTCTTGTGTCATACCAAAGTTGTCCTTCTACTGGATTTGCTGGCGGAGTAGCATTTGCAAAATTTTCTAATAAGTGTAAAAAGTTTGTGTTTAGTGGAATACCATAATCTGCTACACTTCTTCCTATAAGACCTAAACTAGTGTCTTTGTTAATTTCTGAATCTTCGACGGTAATTTCACCCTTATTTAAATTATCGCTGAAAAGAATGCTGTATGACATTAATCAACTCCTCCGCTCAAACTTTGAACTCGGACAGTATAGTCAATTTGAATTAATCTATTAAGCGATTTTTGCACAGGATGGAAAATTACATGTGTTATTAATCTGCCTTCTCCAGTTGGTGAGTAACTTTTAAGGCCTAGTTCATCAAACACATATTGCTGATCTGTGTCACTTGCTGTATCAAAGGCGTCCTGCCCGTCTGGTTCGCCGTAATCTAACAAACATGTTACTAATATGTCTGTGTAGTTTGTTCCGCTTAGGTGTCTTGTTTCTATTTTGTTTCTGGTAGGATCAACATTATTTACGCTACGATCATCTACAACTTTTGTATATGTTTGATTATATAAACTTGCATTTGTTCCTGTGCTATTTGGTGTTAAATATGTGATAATACCTGTAGGATCTACACTGGTTCCGCCGTTTCCAAACGCCATTTCATATATAAATCCTTGCCCTGCATTGCCAAGGCTTTCAGCTAATGCTATACTCATATTTTCATAATGGATTGCGTTGCGTTTGTCCACAAATACAAACCCTGTTTCGGGGTTGTGTATTTTTATGTGTCCTTCTACATGCACACCCTGTATATCTTTTGTTTTTTCCATATTTTTATGTCTCACCTATACTGTATTTATCGGGGTAACTTACTTGTTGCACCTGTTATAAAATTAGCTATCCTATTATTACTATCTCCTAAAGGAGTGTTTGGATCATTCCATACTTTACCAGATTTTCTTACAATTTGTATTGTTTGCAAATCTGCTGGAATATTTTGTAAAGTAATAATGTTGTTACTGCTAATTGTAAATTCAGGATCAACAATTACATCACCGTCTGTGCTATCTTGTGCTCTTGTTATGTCAAACACCGAAATAGAATTTTTACGTAACTTTCTTCCTGCGACAAAAACATCAACAAAATTAGCAGCAATATCTCCTAAAATCTCGTCTAATGTTCTCGAAGGATCTCTATATACACTTTCAAATTTTGTATAATAATCAAGTGCAATACTCCATAAATCAAAATCTAATTCAAATTCAAACGATGTTCCATCGCCAATTTTCATGTCTTTTCTGATTTCATCTTTGTAAGGAATTGTTTCTGCTATTCCTTGACTGTATATTTTTTCGCCTTTTGTAAGTGTGTTGTTAATACTTGTGCCAAGCGTTCCTCTACGAAGCTGTCTTAAGAAGTTTCCTTCTTTAACTAGATATTCTATTCTTTCGCCTTTCACCCAAAGCACGCCTGGAATATTCTTTCCTCTATCCGGACTTGGTTCGTCTATACCTTCAGTGCTTTCTAATTCTATAAACTGATCGTAATAATTTAAATCACGAGCTAATTTATATGCTTTGTCTTCATTAATTCTTTTGAAGTGTGTTCTGTTTAGCATATCTTTAAATTGTCTAAACGCAAACTTTGGTTCCGAAACATTTCCTCCAAATTGCAACACTTCTACATGGTCTGAATCTTGCAATGTTTGATTTAGCTGGACACCTGTTTTATCATTTACAACTTTGTAATCAACTTCTGGTGTTAGCAATACACCATTAAAGATTACCCAAACATATTGCTGATCTACAGCCGGCTTGTTAAGTCTAATGTAACCTCTGGTTAACAAGTTTCTATCTAAGTATCCTTGGCTATCCTCTGGCAATCTATTACTATTATAATCTAAGCTGTAGATGGTTCTAGTAAAGTCATTTACATCGTGATTTGAGAATACAAAAATCTCTACAGGATCAAGTATTTCGTCTCTTAGAGTTAAAACATCTTCGTTTAAAAATTCAATGTTTTGTAACTCTCCATCAAATTCGATCAGTTGTTGATTTACATAACTTGTTATTTTTACATCATTTGATGTTAAGATACTTGCAATACCAAACTGTGTATAAGGTGTAAAGCCTATGCTGTTAACAGTGTTTGTTAAGGCAACGTCGAGATACAGTTCTACATTTTGTGTATCAATAACATTAACATAATATGTATTTTCATTTAATTCTGTCATGCCTACAACATTTTCAATTACTATTTTATCACCTGTTTGTAACGAATGTTCACCTATTGTAGATAAAACAGCAGGGTTAGCATTTGACACATTATCAATAGCAAAAGTATCTAGTTCTGGATAATGGAAAATAAAGTTTCTCTGATATCCTTGCATTTTAATAATTGTTTCTTTGTTGTTTTCACCTATAGTTTTACTAACCACTGTGCCAGCAACATTTGAACTGTCTGAAAATTCAAAGTTTATAAATTCGCCTGGAGTGATTTCAAATGCAGGACCATTTAAATTTTCTGAACTTTTGATTGTTAATTGTGTATTAATAAATGTATATTCAGCGTCCTTAATAACATTTATTTGTAACGTATCGCCCGGCACACCTATATTATATTGTAGGAGATTAATTCTATAATTTAATCTATCGTAAATCCAATACCTTCTAGACAGCACTTCGCCATTTAAATATACCACAATATCTTCTTTTCTAACACTGTTAATATCGTCAATTGCCCATTCTTGTAAATCATAGTTTCTAGATGTGGTTACATCATATTTTATTGTGTAAGGAGCTTTCAGGAACGTGTCTCCTTTTTTAACTAAGATTTTATCTGCTACAGGTTTTTCATAAAATGGAAATCCTATTTCGCTAAAGCTATGACTTCTATTACCGCCAGTTATATCAAAAGATTTATCAACTATAATTTGACTGTATTGTTGAGGATCTCCGGCATAAATTGTGTATGTTATAATACTGCCTGTTGCTGGTGCACCACCAAAATCAATTGCAATCTTGCCATTGTCCGACTCAATAAGATTGTAGTTGTCTACCACAACACCGTTGATTGTTACAAGCGAGTGTAAAGGAGTTTGATAGGTAATTCCTGTTTCAAAAGTAGTAGTTTCGTTGTCGCCTGTAAATGTATCATTGTCTAGTATGTTATTTCCGTTATTACCTATGGTTAAAATACTCACAACTTTATTTGCTTCTACAAGTGAGCTATCTGCTATACTTACAGTTTTTGTTTTGTAATCAAACTCATATTCTGCACTATCTAAAACAATATTATCAATTTTTACAATAATGCTTGAATTTTGCTGTGGGAATTGAGAAACTTGCCAACTTGTAGTTACACCATCAGCAACAAAATTATTTACTGTAATCAATCCTTGTCCTGACTCTACAGCATTATATACTTGTATATCAAGTGTATCAAACAATGTTCCTGGAACAAGTTCTTCAGGACCGCGATTGTTAATTGTTATAAACCCATCGCCGTCTACAACAATTTCACCTGCAGGTTGACCAGTTGCAGTCAAGTATGCATTGCCAAAGGCTGTTAAATCGCCGCCGTTAAGTTGTGTATCAAACGCAGCATCACCTGGTGTAAAGCTACCATCGCTGTCAATACGTCTTATATAAATGATATCGCCTGCTACAGTTTCTATAGCTGGATCGTAACCTGCTAAATCAATTACTGTTTGAATACCGTCACCAATAATACTTCTTAATACAGCATTAGGATTCGTTACAGTAGCAGGTTGTGCGTCTGGAGCCAATGCAGGGTTGTAATTTTCATCATCTAATCTGACGTTATTTTTGTATAATGTATATGTTACTCCAGCCTCTAATGGTTCGTCTAGTGATATAATTTGGGTGCTACCATCTGCTACAAACTTAATATCTTTGAATGTTGTGTCAAATGTATCAAATGCATCAACACCAAATAAGGTTGTTTCAAAACCTTGGTTACCAGTAAGATCGATACTAGTAATTTCCACACCAGAGAAATCAACCCCGTCCATAAGCTGCGACAAATCTTTACCTAACATACCGGTTGTTGGATTGTAATGATATCTGATTCTATCTGCGGCATGTAAGTATTGAGGTGCAATTTTGTAAGATACAACAATTGTAGATCCAGTTGCTGGAATTACATTAAACTGTATTACACCTTGATATCTTGTAAATCCTTTTGATGTATCAACTTTGTTATAAACAGTGTATTCACTAGATAAACTTTCAACCCCTTCAACTTCTACAAGAATATTAGCCATGTTTAAATCCATTGGCCATTCTAAAGTAAACTCGTTGATTCCTGCGTTACCAGTAAATGTTTCTTGTTTATCTATATTATCATATAATGTATCGTTTATATCTTTGCCATATGTTCTATCAAATCTAATAGCCATATGTGTGCTTCTAACTTTGCTGTTTCCTAATATAGCAACAGCTGATGCAGGCAATCCTTCATCAGATTGAGATCCATTAAATGTTACAACAGGAGCACTAGTATAAAATGCGTTCGATGTGTTGATTTCTATATCTATTAAAACACCTCTAGCAATAATACCTCGTCCTTCTATTGTAGGGCCTCCGCCGCCGGATATAGTTACCACTGGACCACTTGTCCATCCAGTTCCGCCATCTGCTATTACTATGTCAGTAATTTCAAATCCAAGATTATCAAGCCAATGTTTTTGCGGATATGTTTCGATAAAGCGATTTATTGGACCTACAACATTGTTTGTAATTTTTAAACTTTCTGCAACAATTTTGCGTTGTGAATCGCTGTATCTCGGTTGCAAATCAAAATCTGTTACACTGGTTTGTGTAGGATCTACTTTTTCATATCCGCTAATATATTCTCTTATTTTACTGCTGTAAGGTTTTACTTCGGCAACATAATCTTGATAATTTTCTAAATTGTCATTGCGGAAAGTTATTCTTTGATCTAATTCGCCAACATTGTGCTTTGCCTTAATAAATGCTGTTTTAAATACCCAGTCAACAACAGGTTGTTCTGCAAGCACGTATCTTATACTGCTAAAGAATAATTTGTTCCATTCTATTTTTAATTGATCAACAAATATATTATCTCTTAACGCAGCAAGAATGTTTCTTGTTTCTGTTACAGGCTCTCTGTCATAAAGAACACTATCGTAAATTTGATTATCAAACCCACTATCAGTATTGTTGTAAAGCAATTTGCTTATTTGAATTGTTCCGTTTTGTCTGCCAACTGTTTGGTAATTAACTGTATAATCAACTTCGGGCACATTGTCTATTTTTTCAAGTAGCAACCAGCCGCCTGAACCGATGTTTTCAATTTTTACAATATCGCCAATGTTATCATTTAATCCATCTAATGCATAACTAGCCGGAATCAAATGATCTATCGCAGTTGCAATTGAATAACCGCTTTTAAACCAGTCTTTGTATTGCCAATAAAATGTTGTATCAAACGATTGAATATCAACTCTAAACCATTCTTGTGCTGTTCTATTCCAATTATATGTTGCCCAAAAACCGCCAATTGTGCTATCATTAGCTACTAAGGCTGTAAATGGTCTTACAATTACAGTCACATCGCTAGTATAACCTTCGCCTGATTTTTCAACAGTTGCTGAAATAATTTGTCCCAAGTTATTAATGCGTGTTTTGATTTCTGCACCAGAACCCGAACCAAGTATTTCAACTTTAGGTCCTCTACGGAAAGTATCAGTAGAACTGTTATAAGCAGGATCTTTATAACCGCGACCAGGATTTACAATAGTAACACCTGTTAGTCTTCCATCGGTCAAAGTTACAGAAAGTTCAGCTTGTTCTGTTTTGCTTGTGCCTACAAATCTAAGCAGAGATTCATTGTCAACTTTTTCATCATATAGTCCAGAAACATCTGTTGGCAAAGGATCAATTGCGTTTAACGGAGTTAAATCAAAATCGTCAACAATTAAGTTTTCACTTAAAACTCTGTTTGCTCTTTCTACAACTTGCTTCAGTGCTTCAGTCTTATTCACAAACATCGTTTGTAGAGGCTCATTCAATATGCCATAACGTCTAGCTGGGCTTACTGATAAATCTGGCAGTTTGTTATTTTTGCTATCGTAACCTATCAAGCTATCAAACCATTTTTCAACTAATATATCATTTGGTTCGCTTGTTTCTACGCCTTCTGTGAGTAAAGTATACTGACTATGAACCGGACCAGTGTTTAATTCGCCAGCAGCATAATCAAAATGTAAAATAGTGTCTTTGCCTCTAATTAGACTTTTGCAATTGTGGATTGCAAACTCTCTATCGTTAAACAGTGATATAAATCTATAACCTGCATTAGCTGGATCTTTGATTAAATTAATTACTGTTTCACAACTTACATTTCTATTAGCAATGTTAGGAATTAATTTACTGTTTCTTACCCAGAAATAATATCTTGGAGTAAATCTACCAGACACAGCATTGTAAGTTTGCGCTACACTGTATCTGCTATCACCATATACAGATAGTCCACTTATACCTTCGGCTAATCCTGCACTGGTATCGCTTATATCGTCCCATTCGCTAGGAATATATGGACTTTCTACCCACTCATAAACATCTACTTCAAAACTTGGAATTAGATTATTCCATTTGTTGTTTTGACTGGTAATATTACCATTATAAGGATCAAACCATTTAACAGTGCTAATATTCCACCATAGTTTTCCTACATAATTATTTGTCCAAGGATTTTTTATACCAGTATCAGTGCTACCTGTATTGTATACTGCTGGATCATAATATAACTTGTAACTGATTTCTTGCTCTGCTACATTTGCTATTTTACCTTGAATTGGATCAATTACATCAAGATATGTAATAAGGTCGCCAGTGTCTTTATCATACAAAAACACACCTTTTAATTTTTCGTAATCAACAAAATCCTTAGGTGAACTTAACAGTTCCCAACTATCTACATTTTGTGTGCCTACTAAATCAAATACTGCACCATATAAGGTATCTGTATCATCTAAAGATGCAGTTGGCAGACTTAGCATTACATGATTTTTATTGAATATAATTCTTGGATCATATGCATCATTTAATCTTGCTGTCGCTTGCTGTCCAGATACATCAATATATCTATAATAATAATCTATTGTTTCTGCATAAACAAATTTATTGTTTATATTTTCGTAAACGTATATTTCTAAACGATTAGGTATTTTATCTACAAACTTTGTAGATTCACTGTCAAAAACTGTTTGATTACTATCAAACAAATATGTTTCTTCATTTAATCCATTTATTGCTGTTACTGCTAGTTTGTCTTCACTAAAATCTACCTGCCATCCAAACTTTTCGTTTCTGTTTGGTGTTGGAGTAAACAGCTCTTGATGTAAATCAAACTCTAATGTGTCAGTATTGTATTTAAATACAAATACTTTACCAATATCTGTTCCTTGGTCATCAGCTTCCATAGCACCTACTGCAAGTAAACTTCCGTCATAGTTTAAACTTATTGAGTGTCCAAAGCCAATGTTTAGTTCGCTTGCATTTATAGTTTGATGTATTGCAAGTCTGTCTTCTATTTTTCTATAAATTGTTATCTTATATTCATTGGTGCTAGTAAGACTTGTTATTGCTAATACTTCTCCGTTGTCAGTAACATCAAAGTTTTCAGCAATTCTAACATTACTGTCAAATGCTGTGCTATCATCTAATCCAGCTAATACATTTTCATCTGATAATATCGGAACATAACCAAGTCTATCAATATTGCTACTTGTAACATCCCAATGATCAGGATTAAAAGGATTGCCTGCTGGCACTGTTTGTTTAGCAGTGTAAATTACAGTATTATCTTCTACAATCTCTCCCGCTATGTATTTTACATTAGCATCAAACTTGCCTCTGTATAAAGGATCTCTACTGTAACCAAAATTGCTATTAATGCTAGGTAAATCTAAGAAATACAATCTACCATTGTTTTTCTCGCTTCTAACATACAGTCTAGTGTTTAATGTATTTTTATCAAAAGATGTTTTTATAGCAATACCAAACTTTTCGTCTGCTTGAGGATAAGGCGAAACAATAGTTTGATGAATTGCAAAACTATTATCTGTTTGTCTTCTGTAGATATGTATAGCGCCTTGATCGTTAAGTCCGCTACCTGTTCCTGTTTCAATTGCTTCTATTGCGTTGACTTGTTCCCAATCTTGAGATTGTGTGTTTATAGTGCTGCTATCAAAGTTTATGTCTTGTATTGCTCTGAAGAACAACCCACCGTCGCTAACAATATCTCCAGCAACATATGAAGTTTGTTGTATTTCACCTTTGTAGTTTGTTTTAACATTTGTAGCTGTAGGAGCACCTACAATCAACCAATTTCCGTCAGCAGTAATTTCTATTTCCTGACCGAAGTTAGAATCTGCATCATATAGATCGGTTAAAGGATTTAATTCTTGTGCATATCTATAATCTACAACACTACTGAATCTATTGTAAACATAAACACTTGTATTTGTATCGCTTATAGCTAAAATTGTGTTACTACCATTGACTGCAAAGGATTTGCCAAAATCTGTTATTCCTTCTTGCCTGTTTGCAAATGTATTCTGTGACAAGAATATTTCATTATTTTGATAAACTGCATATCTTTCATTGCCTGCATTGTCAATCCAAAACTTGCTATTAGGTGATAATCCGTAGGATGTTATTACTGTATTCATAGCATCAACATCGGCAACCCTTTTGCTTAACAATTGAATTACTGATCCTAATGTGCTATCCGTTAAGTCGAGCGATTCGTCGGCAATTGGCTGTGTAGTATAAAATTCTGCACGGTTTCCTTTTATAGCTCTTACAAGTCTAAAGCCATCTAATTCTTCGTTAATATTTTTCAGTCCAACAATGTCGCCTTCGCTGAATATTACATTGGTGTTGAATATAGCATCAAATCCGTTGGCTGTTTTTTCAATCGACTCAATGTAAATTGGAGAATTTATAACTTCAAATACATCCCATGTATTTTTAAATTCTGGAACCCATATAATACTTCCTATTTGTATTAAATCAATATCTAAATTTAAAGTATCTTCTAAAGTTTTACTAATAAAGTCTATTTGGTCTAAACTTACATATCCGCCTGTCTTTGTAACTTGATCTGTTGTCCATGTAGTAGGAAATGGTGCATGATTATAATCAGGTTCTTTAATAAACACATCCTTAACAGGATACTGGAATACTAGGTCTGTTCTTGTATCATCAACTGTTTGGACTAATTCTATAGTTTGAGGTTCAATTCTAAATTTAGATTCGTCTAGTTGATATTCAACTTCTTTGTATGCATCAGTTGCACCATATTGTCCAGTTCTAAATGCCCATTCTTCGAAAAACTCTAAACTATCTTTTTCAGCACTGCCTAATTTATCAAACAGTTTAGTCAAACTGTTTAGAGTGCCTTTATCTTGAATAAAACCTTGATAAAATTTGTATGCACTTACATCGTCTGTAATTATATTTGATAGATATTCTCTTTTTTGATATCCTATCAAATGCTGTGCAAGACGCTGTTGTTCGCTATCAAAATTATCTGTATCAAGATCATAAAAGTCATTAAACTGTTTTGTTCTATAATCAAAGTTAGGTTTTACACTTTCAGTTGGTTTTTCTGATAACAAAGTCCATTCTTCTGGGTCAAAATTTGCTTGTCCGCTTAAACTAGACTTAGCAGAATAATATGACTCTTTGTATTTGACAACATCTGCTACTCTATAATCTTGCCAAGGTTCCCATATTGTAAACTTAGCCTGGTCGTAAATAAATCCTGGTATGTTTAAACTACCATCCCACTCGTCTGTTCTGTATCCAGTAACCTTTATACGCTCTTGTCTATAGCCAGATGCAGGATCATATATAGTATCATTGAACACTGTTTTATTATCTATTAATACAACATGTTCTTTTTGCACCAATGTTAGCTTGGAAAAGAAAATGCCTTCAGTTGTATTAATAGGAAACAAACTAAAACTGTTACCATCTTCTCTAACAGTATTAGTAAATTCAAAACGCAATACACTTCCGTCAATTTGCTTGATTGTGTAACCAAGGAAATTATCAAATATATCATCTACAGTAAAATAATCAGTGTTAAATTTAATTTGATTTGCTCCAGGACTTAAAGTTAATACTGTTCCTCCAGCCCAATTTTCAGTTGTAAAGAACAAGAATTCACGAGCAAGCAAATTGAAATTTTCAACTGCTTCATACTGCGGATTATTATAATCAAATACAAACCCAACGTTTTCTAAATACTGATTATACCCTAAAAGAAAATCCACAACTTGTTGAATATCTGCATACACTGTGCCATAGTTTATTTTTGTAACACTAGTGCTGAAGTTTTTTCTAAATATTGCAGTTGCTCCACCAACTACAGGTAGAGTAGCTAAACGAGCAAATTTGCTTTGGTCAAATGTATCGTTACTGGTATGAGTTTCAGTTACTCTATAGTATGAATTTAGATATTCGACAATTCGTCCTTTGTCGAATATTTTTCCTTCATCCCATTCTAAGAAACTTTCGCTTATACCGCCAACATTAACTGCTGGATCGCCGTCTGATATTTGAACAGGATTAATATAAAAATACGGATCTTCTTGGTCATAACCAGATACACGATATCCACCTGCAACTTTTTCAATAATTACTCCGCTATAAGAAATTACCTGCAATGGGCTAGATTTTTTAAGAACTATATCATAGTTTTCTTGTGGAACAAATACGTTGCCTTTATTAAGAGGTGTCCTACTGTCTAATACAATACGGAGTTTGTTTTTATCTGCAAAGCCGCCTACTTTAAAACCTATTTTAGTGTCTAGATTTTTTACAGTAGTCATATATTTTGTATAGTTTGCATCTACACTTGATTGCATATATGCCTGAATATAATCAATTAAACCGGCTGTATAATTTATTACATCATTTTGTTGTGTTTTAGGAAACACCAAACTATCTAATTTTATAATTTTATTAGTATTTGAATAGATTAAATTTCCTACTTTGTTTCTTGATACCCTGCTACGATCATATAACAAACCTGTTACGGCTGCTGGTCTATTTGCAAGAGCGGCAATAATGATTGCAAAAGCATAATCACTGCTGCGTCTCCATGCTGCTTCTGCAGGTGCTACATCTCCAAATTTGAAAAGCAAATTTCTTGATATTGCAAAACTAAATTCTCTTGCAAAAGAACTGTCTAACGGACTACGAATTCTTCCAGATTCGTCTACAGGAATAGCACTTGTTAATCCTGGTCTAAGATATTTTTTTCTTACAACAGGTTGCTTGTTTGGTTCTCTAACAATACCTTTTTCAAGATCTTTCCATAAAATTAAATTGTCTTTTGTATATGGTGCTGGACCATATACTGTCTCCCACCATGATGGCTGAACACTAAATCCTAACATCTCCCATGGACGAAGATTAGGCGAATCTGTGTCATATGCTTGTAAATACACACCTCTCCAAAATCCAGGTAATTGATTTCCTTTTGGGCTTATACTTGCACCGTAATTGTATGTTAGTGTAGAGAACTGCTGTATAAAACTGTTATCTGTGTAATCAACATTACCTGCTGTTCTTAACCATGACACAAAGTCAGTTATTAACACATTATCCAAATCTGCTTTAGATATACCTGTATTTCTGTGTTCTCCACCGACATAATCGTGTATATCAAATATATCGGTATCGTAAGTTACTTTTATGTTATTGTAAATACGGCGCTCTAATTCAAGTAATAAATCATCTCTGTAATCTTCATAAGCAATTGTGATACTGCCATCATGTCCTCTTATTGCAGTTACAGGATCTACATAAGTTGTATCAACAAATATTTCTGGCTTGTATGCTGGATACATACCCAATTTACTTGGAGTAGGAGGTATATAACTGCCTTCTGTGGTTTCGTATTCACGAATTTCAATAGTATCGTCAACAGCCAAATCTTTAGTTATGTAAACAAAACCTTCGTTAGTAAAAGTGTAATCCACTCCGTAACAAATTTGTAAATCGTTTACGTATACATATACTGCCTTTCTATTTTCAATTGATAAAGAATAAGGAGCAGATAAAGCATAGTATTTTACATCAATATCTAAAACTGTATATTCTAATCTATTGTATCCGCCAGATCCTGCCATGTCCGTATCATAAAAAGGCATACTTGATCTTTTGTTTTTCTTTAATTCTGCAAGTATTAAATCGACGTGTTGTTTTACTGATGTATCAACACCTAGTGTTTCGGCTACCTGTATAAAATCTCTTTTAAATTTACTGTATTCTTTTTTTGCAAACCTAATGGCATTGATTACATTATTATCTTTGTTGGCTAAATTAACCAAAGGTAAATTCAATGGCCCACTGTGTTTAACAAATTTTCTACCATATTGATATACAGATCCTAAATCACGTAGATTATTTCTACCAGGTTGGATACCTTCAAATCCTTGTAATTCTACAATCAAGTTTTCAACATGGTCTGCAACTTGTCCATATGTAAATTCTTCTATATTATCATTTAGAGGATTGCGTTCTAAGTTATAAGGTGTTTCATAATAGCCATTTGCATTTTTAGGTTGATTACTTTTTCCTTTTATAATAACTATATCATCAAAATCTATGTCATTTTCAAAAACTACAAATCTCGAACGATTGATGTTGATTTGCTCATAATCAACGTTTTCAATCATTAATTTATTATTATGATATACAACTAATTTTAAATCTTGTATTCTAGCACTGTTATTAAAGAAATCTATTTTGAAAGAATTTACCTGTTCACGTCCTGTGTATTTTCTAACAACATATTGACTGCTTTTTGTATTTGCTTTTTTCCAACTATTTTCATAGGCAAATTCATCTCCAGCAATATTGTATTTTTTGATATAAGCAACATCTGCTTCTAAATTTACTGTAACACCTGCAACTTCGTATGTGTAAGATTCTTTCAGCATATCAAAGTTAAAAAGTATATCTCCTGAATTTACAAGATTTTTATAAACAACAGGAAAGCCTAACTCTGTATCATTTACACCCTCGCCTACTTGGTAAGAGAATATGTTGTTACCTTTGAATGTTGTTAATGGATAAACGTCTATATCGCCATAACTGTTACCATCTTTGTCGTATAAATCAAATTTTGGAAATTGATTAATTGCATTTTTGTCTTGAGCTAATGTCCATGTATCACCATTATAGTAGAACATACGTCCAGCATAATTGTTACCATTTTTGATAAGCACAGTTTCGTCAACAGCAGGATCAGTGTCAGCTGTTTCTACAAGGCTAATTCTGTTCTTTTTATTATTATGATCAATAAATTTAACTTCATAGATTTTACCAGATACAAACGGATCTGGGTCGGCTGTAAATAATATTCTCTGACCTTCTGCTAAATCTACTCCGTCTACGTTATAACCAATTGTGCCTTCGATAATGCTAAAAACATCTTTTGTATAATCGTCAACTAGGTCAACAATCTGTTTAGCTTTGGTTCCGTGATTGTATAAACGCAAGCCTGATTCAAATTCTATAATAGGTCTTTTTGCTCTTGCTGCTTCGTCAAAAGCATATTGTTCTTGTAAATTAATTTCAGCACTTTTTAGAATAACATCTTTATGGAACCAGCGATTGTATCTAGTCCATCCGTTTCTATCTGCACTGCTGCGATTGATTACAATATAATCTTTTGTCCCAGCAAAACTTAATGCATCACTAAACGGCACTCTGTCAAATCCATTCGAATCAAAAGGAACTTGAGTATCTTGTGTGAAAATTGCAGGCACACTCAATTCATTAACAGGTATTAAGTTAATACTAGTGCCAACACCTTCGACATAATAAAATCCTTCAGCATACTTTGCAGGTGTAACGTCTCCTATAAAGTAAACTTTCATACCATTTGAAAAATCCCATCCTGCAGATGTAGTGTAAGTCTTTTTTCCGATAATTTCCTGTTCTACATCAATCTCCGAATTTTCTTCTATATCGTAAACACGCAAACGGCAACTTGTATCAATATTTGTTTGACTTACAAAGTATAATTCGTTAGGTGCATTATCCGGAACAGTAAATTCTAAAACTCCGTTCTCAATATAGCCAGGATTTACAAAATCGCTAAGTTCGTTTGTGTCGCCTTCAATGGGTGTAGGAAATAATTTAACACCTTCATTATACACAAAAGATTGATTTTCATCGCCTTGTGTTATTGCTTGAGCACTGCGTTCTGTAAAATTGTATAATTTGATAGCATAGCTAAAGTCCAGTGTATCTAATGAAATTTGCCCCGCATCGTAAAGAGCTTTTTCAACTTCAGCTCTGTCAGGATCGGTATAATTTTTTAGCACTTCATTTACTACATCAGAAAAAATTGTATTTTTAATTGCAAGTGTAGAATTTGAAAAATTAGCATCTGCAATATATTCTTGCCTATCATATCTTATTTGGTCCGATATAATAGTATCGTTACCAGATGTGCTTGTCAATTGTAAATCGTTTTTACAAAGTAAATCAGAACTATCTATTAATGGATCTACCAAAGCATTCCACTGTTCTTGGAAACTGGTAAATGCAACATTAACAATACTGGTTACAACATCAGGGTTAGCAAACTGAGATATATTAATACTACCCTTGCCAGCATTAATTTCATTTGTTTCTAATCTAACATTTTGCCAATCTATTCCTTCAACCCATGCAGTTAAAGTTTGTCCAAATATTTCATTTATAATATTGTTTTCGGCACTTACTTCGTTTACAACATCTTCGTTAGATAAAAAAGGAATAAAATTTCTATCAATTGCTATTGTTACAGGATACCCATCTGCATTAATTTCAAAACGATAGGTTTGTCCTCTATATAATTTAAGTTCAGGATTTCTTGTGCGTCCATCCGGAGTAAACAACAATGCTGTATTGTCGTCATCAGTAACAGTTGTTAAAGTATAGGTGCTTATTACGTCTTTACTCTGTCCTCTTACAGGCACTTCTTGTGGACCGTTCGGTAGCCAATAGTATTCACGGAAATTTGTAAACTTATCAAAATCAATATGCGGGTTCCATGCATAAAATTCTTGTTCATTTAATTTACTATGATTTTCTGTATTTCCTCTGAATGTATTGACAAGGCCAATGTAATCTAAATAGTCCGCACTAAATTCGGTGTTGCCTAGATCATCGTTATATACTGCATATGGCTCTAACTGATAATTTTCACGATCAGTGCTTACCTCTGGCAAGTAAGTATCATTAATAGAAACTGCTTTAGCTTCTTTCTTCCCTACAAAACTACTGATTTTTTCAACAACCCCGTCTGAAACAAATTGGTCTATTGTTGCTTGCAAAAACTTTTTGTTAGTTGGTGTTCTAAAATACTGCGGTAGAAATTCTGCAGATGATCTTTTGTAGTTTTTGCCGTCTGGTTGCGGAACTGTTTTATCGTCTTTAGCCATTAATAATTTCCTGTGCTTGTAATAATAACGCCGTTGTCTGCAGATTCACTCTGCACTCCAGTATTTAAACTTTGGTCACTTGTAACTACTTCACCATTGGCTTGTAATCTACTTGCTGTAATTGCATCGATAATTTCAACATCATCTACTGTTGCTGCGCTTACAAAAATTTCATCATTTTCGCTTTTTATTTCAAACAAGCTACCAAAAACTTGATTTGCTGCTGTTGGAACAATTACAATGCTTACAATATCAGGTGCTAATTGGTTAGTAATATATGCCGCTAGTTCTTGGAAATAAAATGTTTCTCCAAAGTCCCAATTCTCTAATGCAAAATAAGTGTTAATTGCATCAATTACTCTGGACTTTACATCATTATCATTTACAACCCTTCCACTGTTTTTAACTACTTTGAAACTTGCTTGTAAATCCACGTCAGCCTTGCTCCCAAACAATGGTTTGTATTTTGTTGGATGATAAATTACATCATCGCTTATGCTTTTTATCTTATTAATATCCTGTCCATATTGCAGGAACAGTTGATCATTACTAGGTGGCAGTGGCATGTTTTGAACTTTGCCTTGTAACCAATTTCTATAATTTGTGTCATAACCTTGTGTCAGTAAATAAACATCAATTAAATTACTGCTGCTAGGATCAATTCTAGCATTTTCATCTGCTGCATGACTATATTCAAATTTTAGATTATCTCTACCTACAAATGCTTTGTATTGATTTGTATATTCTAATTTGTTTGCACTTTGGTTATAAACTAAAAATACATCTCTATTAGGAATATAAAACACTTTTCCGTCTGCCCATTGACTTAACGGATTGGCTACAGATTCTGATGCAATTACTGCTATATTTGCTTCTGTTGCAGAAATGTAATTGTATGTTTCTGTCCTGTTGATAATTGCTTTTTTCTCAAATATATATTTTGTATCTGAATTTGTAGACGGTGCAATCAAATGCTCAAATACATCTGGATCATCTACAACGCCGTCGTCATCTGAATCAAAGAAACTTAATTCTATTTTTTTGCTATTGATATATCCTGCTACATTTTTAAATTCTTTATCAATCTTCCATGTCCAGTCTACTGTAAAAGGACTTAAACTATCTGGTTGGTTATTGATGTTTAAAACTTTTATTGTGTCTTTTACAATACGCCCAGTTTTGCTGTCGTAAATCCTATCGCTACTGTCATAGAAGAATCTTATGTCGTCGGCGCTTTCAAACACATATCGTGTTCCTCTGCTTTTGACATTGTATTTCCTACCGTCTGTTTCAAACAATAACAACCAACTGCTATCTAAAGTTTCTCCTGTGACATCGCCTTGTTTACCTAAACTAAAGTCATCTGCAACATTGAGGTTTTCATTTATAATAATACGCCATTGTCTCAGTGATACATCATAACGTAATCCAAATGTTTTATAGGCAAAAATTTGATCCACTAGTTGTCTTGAAACATCTACAGAAATTTCATCATTAAATATTGGAATAATTTCTTGTATTTTACATCCTGTAGGCACACGATCATTTAAAACAATAGGGCCTAGTCCAGTGTCAGGACTAATAACAGTGCCATCTTCTTCGACACTAATAACTTTAACCCAAATATAATCACGGGCACCCAAGTGATCTGCTGCTCCTAACATAAGTGTGTTATCTTCCATAAAGTGATAACCATCAGGTGCTGTAAATTTAATTAGACTGCCCGGTTCTACAAATTTTAAAATACTTGTAGTAAAGCTAGAAACTTGAACTTCAAAATCATTTGAATCTAGAAAAAGCCCTGTGCTTCTGTTTGTATCGAATGTTGTTAAGTTCCATACAATGTTAAGATTTGTAATCTGTTCGTTGCGAGGAAAATTATCATAGTAATAATTTTTTAATCTAGTATTTCTTAACATAGGTTCGATAGTATTTTCTATCACCCCTTCGATATCTGTTTTTGTAATAAAGTCAAATGTTTGATCTTTGTCTAATACTTCTTTAAACAGAATGCCATCATTTCCAAACAGCAAAGTATTACTGTATTTTCCAGTTGCATCTCTTAGATCATAGTATCTACTAATACCGCTACTGGTTCTATTGATTGCTTTTGTTTTTATTATATCCTGTAATACATTAAGTGCGCCAATGTTATAATCTTCACCTGTTATTAATCTGTTTTGAGTATAATAAGTTGCTGGTGCATTCTGTTTTATACTGTCACTGCTTTCGCTGGTTGCTGCATTTGATATAGTTTCTTGCAATGCAAGAGTCATGCTAACTGTTTCAGTTTTTCCAGTTGCACTTACATAAGGAATTTTGATGTTTATACCGAAAAGATCGTTTGGTGTTGCAGTAAATTCTATATTTGCACTTTCTCTATAGTAAGCTCTAAAATTACCCTTTGGAATTTCGCCAAATGTTCCATCACTGAATATTAAACTGATTTGATCATTTATTCTAGTTAACACTGTGAAAATATTACGTATACCTTTAGATACACTGTTGTAAATTATATTGTTTCCTTCAACATTATCTACTTTTTCCCAAAGTTCACTTTCTGCACCATTGCTATCTAATTTGTAAAGCCATACATCACTGTTATTGATATTATCATTATCAATATTGATAGTAGTATTAGGCACAGACGTAGCAATTTCAAAAGTATTGTTTTTTAATTTACCTTGTCTAAAATGGAAGAAAAATCCTGTATTGTTGCTGCCGGGACCTTGGCCGTCATCTCTGTATAAAAACCCTAATCTGTTACTAGGCAACGGTGCTTCTTCGTATATTGACTCGTCGTCGATATTTGCACTTACAACTTCAAAATTAATTCCTTGGCTATCAATTGGCTTGTTAAAACCAAAAACTGGCAAGTTTGCACTGTTAGAATTAAATCTATATTGTTCTGTAGTTACACCTTGTATTGTAGCAATTTTTATAGGACGTCCAAATTTATTAGTCACTGGCAATGCAGCGTTCATAATTCTAGTAAATTGTTCAAACCAATCGCCGTTAGTGCTATCATTCCATAGAACTGACTGGGTTGAAAGGTTAAGTCCGTTGCTGTCAATAATATTTTCTGTAGTAGAAATACTTTCAATTTTTAACAGTCCTGAAGCTGGCTGATTTCGCTTTACGTTGTAACTTATAAGTCTTGCTAGTCTAAGCACACTTTCTCTACGATCAGCAGTTTCTAGATAGTTTTCTCTAGCATTGAGATCGGCACGGAACGCTAAGTTTTGTCCTAGGAAAGCAATCAAATCAATTAGAGCAAGGTATTCGCTGCTTTCGATGTAATCGTTAAAATCTTCTGGGTAATTTTGACGTATGTAATTTATCATTGTCCTACGCAGGTTGTCAAAGTCATAACTTTGAAAATCTGCATATTTGAAACTTTGATAGACTCTTTTCCAGTCTTCTGCTAATAGCAGTCTATTTTGACGTTCGGTGCTTGCCATAGATTTATCCTTGCTTTATATGATATTTATCTGAGTTAATAAAGTGCGTAGTTTTAATTTAAACCAATACTTTGGTCAAATTTTAACTGTAAAGTTTCGCTAATGTTGTATGGCAAGTAAGTTATTTCACAGGTTAATTGCAATCCTGTTTCATATTCATCAATAAGAACATTGCTAGCAGTTACTCTAGGATCATAGTTTATTATGTTAGTAACATCTTGAATAATTGCGTCTTTTAGGCCTTCGGTAAGAGGCTCAAACAGTATGTCCCAAATAATTGTGCCAAAAGTAGGATTTTCTAGCTTTTCGCCTTGACGTATATGAAAGTGATTTATAATATCTTGTTTGATTAATTGCAAATCATATAGCGATGCTGTTTTATTTGGTGTAACTGTGCTTATGCCTCTGTATCTTTTAGATGCAGGGATAGTTGTTGTTTCGCCGCTTATGTTTGTTGTTTTGTAAAGTTGTCTATCTGTAGTTGCCATTTTAAACCCTTATCGAAAATCCACCTGTTGATATTCTACCAATAGTTTCATTAATTCTTGCTTGTGCTTGACTTACCATAGTGTTTGGATTTTGTATTACTCCATTAACTACTTGAGTTACCGCAGGATTAATAGTGGGCAACTGAAGCCTAACTTGAAATTGTGTTCCGTTTGGCACAATAGCTCTATTCAATTGTGTAGAAGCTGTTAGTGCTCTTGATTGCAATTGAGAGAACACAGTGTTACCAAAATACTCGTTCATAATCGGAGCAGCTACACCGGATGCTCTTGCTATTTGTGCTATTTGCGTTGCTGGATTATTGGGTAATTGCAAACCTTGTATAATTCCTCTTGCTTGTGCAGGTGTAAAAAGAGTAGTAAATCCGGTGCGTATCAACGGATTGTTTATATTTGCGCCCACTGCATTTACTGCTGTGCCTATAACTTGCTGTAGGCCAGGATCTAATGTTGCAAAAGCACCTTGTAAATCACTGTTAAATGCACTTATGTTTTTTGTAATATTTTCTATTGCAGGACCTAAACCTGGGATATTAGTAATTGTATTTGCTACATCTGTAAACAATGCACCAGCTGCTTGGTTGAATGTATTGCTTATTTGCCCTAATGCTCCTGCAATTTCTCCATCAATTTCTTGTGCTATACCGGCTAATGCGCCTGTTACACCAGTAGCATTAACCATTTGTTGAGCTGCTTCTGGCAAACCGCCTAATAGTTGACCCAGTGCTTGTCCTGCTAGGCCGCCGCCTCCACCGCCGCCTCCACCAGGTGCACCTGCCGGGCCAGCACAAGGTGTTACTGTAGCGCCAGGAACATCAAATGTATCAACGGTAATAGTTACAGGCGATGAAGCTGGATCAAGTATTTCGGTGCGTTCTGGTTCTGTGTTACCGCCGCGAGAATCTGCTGCGGCTTGTTGATTTTGGGCAGAAGCTGCTGCTGCGTCTAAACTACCTTCACCGGGTCCTGGTGCTGCTTGTTGATTTTGGGCAGAAGCTGCTGCTGCGTCTAAACTACCTTCACCGGGTCCTGGTGCTGCTGGATCTACTGCTCCTTTGCCAAAGCCTCTGCTTTCTGGAGTCGCTGGGCCACCTGCAGGACCTGTTTGTCCGTTGTCAATTCTGCGTAGGTCTTGATATGGCATATGTTCTCCTTATACAATATTTATGGCACAATTTTTGGCATATCAGGTCCATCAATAGGAGTTCGATCTCCTGGACCTTTGCGGTCTGCAAAATGCACATCTTGGCTGGTTTCTTTTGCTTCGGTTTTATCAGGAGTAACTTCTGGCGGATTCCAGTTTTCGTGTCCTTTCCACGGCTCGTGTTGTGGAACACGCTGCGGGAACGCTGCTGATATAGCAATAGTTGCTTCGGTTGCAGATCCTGCTGCTGATGCTTTTGATGCTACAGGGCCATTATGGTGTATTGGATTGGCAGTCTCGTATTGCGCACTGCTGTTGAAATGACTGTCTCCACCGCTGGTAATCTTTGTATCTTTTGAAGTAAGAGTTTCAAAATTGCTACCGCTGGTAATTTTGGTTGTTTCACCTACAAGTATTTCCATATTTTTGCCTACTTGTAATTTCATATCGCCGGTTCCCGAAATACCGTCCCACCCACCTGTGCCATACAGATTGAGTTTTTCATTTGCATACAATTCAATGTTTTTTCCAGAACTTGTTTTATATGTTTCGCCTATACGATTTTCCATATTTTTACCAACCGTGTTGTATTGGTTTTCTACAGCATTAATATTAATACTTCTACCTGCTTCTAAATTAATATCTCTATCAGCAACTATATTAAGATCTTGCTCGCTGTGTATACTAATACTATCGTCTGCGTAAATATCAATTTTACCATTACTAGTCATTTCCAGCCAAGCAGTGCCTCTGCTGTTATTAATGTAAATTAAATCTTCACTAGTGTGCATCAATATTTGTGCGCCGGTTCTAGTTTTCAATCTAATCATTTCGTTGTGAGGTATTGTTACATCACCTCCCGGTGCATCAACATATTCGTATGGAGTATCTTTGGCTTTTCCTGTTCTTAAAAATTTATCGTCGCCATCATCTATAAAGATGCTGCTACTGCCCAAGCGACTTACAGGAACTTCAACTTTATTTTCTTTTACTCCCACTGGAGCAGATGGCTTACCTCCACGTTTATCAAGAGGTCCTGGACTGCTAAATCCAAATACCATGCTTGGAACTTCTCTTTGCGCACTGGTTGTGCAGATGCCTCTAATATCATCTTCAATTGTTCCCTGCTCTCTAAGAATATCGATGTATTCATTGTTAACTGGTTTTTTATATTTTAGGATATTGTTGGTATTTGGTCTATTCAGTTTTTTATTGTATTCAGCTGTAGGCAGCCTTTTTCCTTTTAAATCGCCAGGAACAGGACCACTGGTCATATCTGTAGCAGCGTCGGTGCTTGGTAATCTAAAGGTCATGCCTCTTTCTGGCACACATGCAAACCAATATGCATAATCACGACTACCCTCAACAAAAGTTACCAAAACTGTTGAGCCAGGATCTGGAGGAATCATCCAAAATCCATAACTTTTTTGAGCATCATCATATGTATCGTTAGGACCAGGTCCTTTTTGTGCATTTGTAAGTCCGTAGAATGGACTTGCATATCTTGCTTCCAGTATTTGTCCTGTTGTAGATTGAGTATTACCTGCTTCTGTTGTTTTCAAAAGTTGCACTTTTAATGATCCTACATATGTAGGATCTCCATGCTCAATTACTCTTGCCAAATACGGCCCTGGATTTGACTTATCAATACCGTTATCAACGGAGCGTTCCTGAGTGTTTTTGCTTATATTCTCATTTGCCATGTTTTTTCCTTATTGTGGGCCTCTAAACCCAGGAGCACCTGAATTTACAGAAGGAGTTGCTCTGCTTGCTCTAGTTGTATTTGCTCTGAAATTTCCAGGTCTTGCTGCTTGTCCAGGTCCTTGAACAGTTCCATCAGCGTTGAATGTTCCAAATCTACTGCTTGCAGGGGCTGTAGGACGGTTAGGCTCTTGTCCACCTCTAAGCCCATCATCAGGACCTCTTGATGGCGAAGAACTACCCGGCACTGTTGCACTATTCGGAGTAGGACCGCCTGCAGGACCACTTTCTCCTGCACCTCCAGCGCCGCCGCCTCCGCCGCCTCCGCCACCGGCGCCGCCGCCACCTGGTCCTCCACATGGGGATGTGGTAGGATCTCTGTCCAAATATGATTGTTCTGGTTTTGGTGCGTCTTTAACACTGTTATCTTGTCCACCTCCAACAGGTTCTTCGTCCTGCATTCTTCGTCTTAACAAGTTAAGAGTTTGAGAGAATTTATTTCCTTCCCACGTATTAGTTATTCTTACTACTCTATACAAGCCACTATATGCGGGCACTAATTTCATTACACCCGAGCCTTCTAAATAATCAACTGCTGTTTGAAAGTTTACAATAATATCTACTTCGCTACCTTGATAGTTTACTGTGCCGTCGCTGGTTTCATTTAGACTTTTTATACCTGCTGTATAGTTTCCCATACCACTGTCAGCAATAAAATACGGATCTCCGTGAATGGTAAGTTCTAAATTGATTAAATCTACGCCGCCATTTATTACTGCATCGTGAAATTGTCTTGCAACTCTAATTTTTGCGTTATCAACACGTGATCCGCCACCGCCTCCTGTGCTAAATCTATCAATTACATTAACCAAATGATTGCCAGCTTCCCCTTGATTTCCAGATTCGTCACTGATATTAGTTTCAGTTTGATCTTGTTCAACGGCATTTTGTCCTGCATAACCTGTTTGTCTTTCAGTGCTGTTTTGATTGTAATCAGCACCAATTAATGTAAAAAATCCTGCATTAACATCTATTTGAAAATCAAGCACATCTATATTTTCTCCTGTATAAATGTAATTGTATTCTTTAACGGCTGCACCTCTAAGAGCAGCATAACTCTTTCCTGCGTCACTTGGCTTTGCAATGACTGTGTGATGCACCTTATAAGGAATGACTTTAAATATAAATTCTTTTGCATCACTACCTTCTAGCTGTTCTTGAGCTTGCGATTCTTTTAATTTTACTTCAGTATCAATCCTAAACCAATCTACC